AAAGTGACTGGGTTTTCAGGGTCGGCGGGGTTATCAACGAAGAAACGATCAGCATTCCACTTCGGAACGCGAACAACATCTCCTGGAGAAGCCCACACACCCTCAGGCCAAGGTTCGCCCGTATCACGCTTCTTGAAAGCGATAGGTCCTACCGCAATCAACTTGGCAATCATCGTTTGGGCTTTTTCAGTTTCGCGGGTTTCATCAACTAAGATAATTCCGCTACTAGTGACATTCTTAGGAACTTGGCGAATCTGAATTAAAATTCGATTGCCAACTGGCTTGACGCCAGCTTCTACTTGAGGAAAATAATCCTCTTCGGTCCAGTTTTGGGTATTACTCATACCGCGCTCTCACTTTCTAAGCACTTTTCAGCGCTTGGTTAATGCCGCTCGACCACCGAGCAGCGAATTCTAAAGTTATCTGTTGTCGTCGTAGTCTTGCGCTCTAAGCAAATCATCAATAATCTGCAATGCTTGGTCCAGACCGGCGAATCGACCCGTCAGCTCTTTATACGCTTCAAACGACGAAGCGTTTCCGTGAGCTAACGAGCTTGCTATTTCTAGCTGTGTTCGCCTAATCTGGTCGATGACTTGTTCAATCACCGGCTGCGTCCAGCAGCTTTACGCATAGGAGCCGCTTTGGGGGCAGCTTTATGCTTAGCGGCGTGGTGCGCGGCTTTACCGCCCGCCTTCATGCTTTGCAGGGGGTAACCTGCGGCCAAACGATGGTGTTGGCGCTGGGGTTCGTTTTCGTTAATATCGCTCATTTCTTTTCCTCAGTTGGGGGTTTAGATTCTTCCATTGTATGCAGTAGTTGAGTTTCTTCCGCTACGGTGCGCTGTTGTTCAGCGTCGATCTGTGCGGTGTCCATAGCCAACTGCATACCCTTCATACGCTCTTGTGCGATGTTATTTGCATCATTAATCGCCACTTGCGTCTGCAACCTTGCGGCCTCAATCTGCTGTTGAGACATGAGATTTTGTGTTTTCTCTTGATTGATAATCTGCATGTCTTGGGCTTTGAGCGCATTAGCTGCTTGATCTTGCTGAGCTTTGCGTTGCGTTTCAGCCATTTGAGCATTAACCAACGCTTGAGCGTTCGGGTCGATAGGAATCTGTTGCTGCTGTTGTTGAGCCAAGAAATTAAGCACGTCCTGATGGATAGGCTGCAAGTCTTTCATTACAGGCGCCAGCTGAGAACTAATGTTGTTCTTAATGTTCATGCTAATGCGAGCCATCTTCGCTTGGTCAACGACTGGAATACGCTCAGCTTTGAGAACATTGAATTTAGTACCCTTGGACATTTGATCAAGATACCAGAACGAAATGTGCTCACGGATATGGTCAATGACTGCGGGCTGGAACTTAGGCGCCATAAGCATGCTTGCGCCCAGCATAGGATCAGTGGCAAAGTCCAAGTGCGTCTGGATATGGGCCATGTGATCTTGCGATGGGAACGCGCCTACGGGCTTGCCAAGCGTCATGCTGACATTTTCCAGCGCGGGGTTCATGTCCTCAACCTTAGACGGGTCGGGCAGTACGTCCTGAATGTTCGGTATCTTCATTGTCTGCAAGATACGCTTCTCAACTGCCAGCTGGTCGTACAGTTGAGGGTTAGCTTGCGCACGCTGAGCTAGGGCTTGTGCCTGAGCGAAGCGTTGCGTGTCGCTGAAGATGTTAGGATCTGACACGGGAACAACGTCGCTCATGCGGGCGAAGTCGTCCTTATTGACTGGAATCTCATCAATGATGTCTTCCAGAATCATATCGTCAAAGTGCCAACGATTAATACGTGCCAACACTTTGAGCAAGCGAGCTTGGGAGGCGTGCAACCGCGCATGAATAGCGCTAAACACCGCCGCGCCTTGTTCGATCATCGCTTGCGTAGTGCCCACGGGGGCAGTGCTCGAGATGTCTGCTATCTTTTCTTCAGCTGTCGTTACAACGCCCTTGGCGGCATCAGTCAACCAACCCAGCAGCTGATAAAGCACGGGTGAGGGTTGATTGAACGGCATAGGCATAGCAATCTTGCGAATGTCATCTACACCAGGAGCGCCTTCAATTTCTGTAACTTGCGTTACTTCAATATTCTGGCTTTGGCCGCTGATCTTAGCCCCCTTGAGCTTAAGCATAGTAGCAGCTGTATTGATATGAGCGCTATCAAGCAAAGCGCGTAAAGCGCCAGTAAGGGCAGCGCTAAGACCGCCAATAAGGTGCGGTAAACCGATAGCGTAAGCGCCACGCCAAGGGATAAACTTGTACTCAATAAGCCAGTCCAGCTTCGCTCTACGCTCATCCCCGTCCTCCCAATTCCGATACAGTCCCAACACTTGACGCGTTTGTTCGTCAATCATCAAGATGTACGGTGCGCGGTCACCCTTGGTGACAGAGTCATAGTCAGTCTTGAGCCACGTGTATATGTTGAACGTGCGGCGGATACCGTCAGGGTTCTCCCCAATATCGGTCTTGCCCTCAACCTTCATGTTGGCCTTGGCCGCCTTAGATAGCTCAGGCTCCATGGACGTGATGTACGAGTTGACATCGCGATACAAGCCGGACTCGACACGTTGGTCAAAAGTGTCCTGAATAATATCATCAACTTCAGTTACCCGCGAAGCGGTATAGAAATTAACTGAAGCGTAGGGCAAGTAGATGTTGTCAATTGGAATGAACTCAATGCGCGGGCGGCGCATCTCAGGGTCAAACCACATCTTCAAGTATTGTGAGCCGCCAAACGGCAACTGCGTCGCCATCTGTTCTTCTTCATCACGGAACTCAATGATCTGTTCAGTACACTGCCAGTTCATGAAGTCGCGCTTTGCGTTTGCTTTCTTCTGCTTGTCATCGTTCATCTCACCGATGATCTTAGACTTAACTGGGCCGTCAGGCGGGAAAAGTTCCTTCATGGCGCGGGCGGCAAAGTCCACACCGCTTTCGGCCATAACTGGGTGCACCGTCTTAGAGGCACCCTGGAATTGAGCGCCGCCTGGGGCGTCATTACCTAACCCCGAACGGCGAATACCTTCTTCATACTGCTCATCACGCTTCTTGCGCGCTTCCTTGTCCTTCTCAATGAGGTCCAAGTACTTCTGAGCAATATTCATCAGCTCATATTCGGGGATGCTCTCTGCCAAGTTTTCATAAAAGTCAGGGCTTTCGTCCGGACCTTTCAGCGCACTCAAATGGACGATAGCCGAACCGTCATCCAGTTCTTCAATTTCCTCTTGTCCGTCCTGCGTGAACAAGTCAATCAGGTCGACTTCTTCTTCATTTTCGGGGTCATCAATGTGTCCCACCATTTTGATAGGTTCAATGAAGCGCCCAGCTTCAGGATCTTGAGGAAAAGGTAGTCCGGCCATTTAAATGAGCCCCATGAGTTTGAGTTTGTGCTCTATTATAACCGGATCTTCCACGCTGACAGAACCGCCCTTTGCGTACAGTTGCGTTACGCCTTGGACGTCTTCCGGTTGTAGTTCTCGAGCTCTAGTAAACATAGGCGGCGCTTCGCCGGTGCCCCGCGTGCTATGGCCGTAGCTGCGCCCCGCGAACGGGTCCGCTAGCACCATTTCAGCGTGCGGGTCTTGTCCAGTTAGGGCAGCGCGGTTATTAGCATAGTAATCTGCTACGGGCTTCTGCGGCGTGACGTATAACGACGTTCCGTCAGCTCCAGCTACGTCAGATCCATAATCACCCGCGTAACCGCGATAGAACCCTTGCAACATCTTTTGTTCAGGCACCGGCGCAGGGGTAGGGGTTGGCGCGGGTTCGGTTGGGGCAGTTGGCGCCGCTTCAGGTGCGGGCTGAGGGGCGAGGTCTTTGAAGCTCTTAGCACTCTTGAACTGATCAATAGGCACGTTTTCAAAGATCTTATCACCCCCGCCGAAGTGAATTCTAGTTACATCAGGTGGGGCGTTCTCAACCGCTTGCTGTGCTGCTTTCAAATGTGTCTTAGTCACATTGTCCAAGCTGTTAATGCTCATCGAGTCACCCGTGCGCCTACCCATAAGCAACGGCTTGGCCTCATCGGCGATAGGATAAGCGAACGCTTGTTCAGGGGTGACGCCCAGCTTAGCAGCGTAGGCAGGGTTTTGAATAGTCTGCACGTGCATACCCGTCACTGGAAACGGCTCGATGTGCTTAGTGTTAGCGTTCATCCAGAACGCGTCAGGCGTCACGCTTGAAGGACCGTGCTCGACGATAGATGGGGCCAAGCCGGAGGAGCGTAGGTAATTGCCAGCGGCTTCGGCGGCTTTAGGGGCAGCGTATTTTAAAGCCGCACCGTAAGCCGGAGCCGCGTTAAGGGCTTGCCCTGCCAAGTACCCCAGTTCACCCGCACGGTTGATAGATTGAGATTGTGGATTAAAGACGCTAGCGCCTAGGTCCTGCGGTGCAGTGCCGGTGAAACCTTTTAGCGCGGCTTCAAACTGCGGGTTTACGCTAGAGTTAATGTCCCCTGGGGTGGAGAACTTAATCGGCCTCTGCAACACGGGAACGCGTCCGTTGGCTGCGTTTGCCTGCGCCGCAATGCGTTGCAAAGCTTCTAGCCTTAGTGGGTCCTGAACATCGACGGTTGAGGGCATAATGCTGTATATTATAGGCCGAATTATTGCAAGTAGGGGTTGACCCGCTTTTTGCGGTCTTCCAGTTCTTGCTGTTCCATCGGGTCGATGTTAATCATACCCGCATCACGCAAGTAACGCAACGCTTGAGTCAAGGCGTCGACAAAGTCATCGTGGCGCACCTCGGGAAACGCGCACCACTGATTGATAGCGTCTTTAAGCCAAGTGCGCGGCTGTCCTGGGTTGTTGGTTGATTCGGGCAAAAACACGCGGCCACGGGCGATGATAGGCGACACAATGTTAGCCCGCATCACCTTGTCGGCGTTTCCAGGGTTGTACCCCCGCACCGGCAACCCTGCGCGTTGCAAGTCTTGCACTAGCGATATCCCCGCTGACTTTTCTTCAATTAAGACAAGGTCAGTCTTCTTGCCAGAGTTAAACTCGTCAGGGTCTCCGTACACCTCAGTATAATTCTCAGTGACCTTGGCACGCAGGTCAGGATACTGTATCCGCTCTGACCAAGCGTCAATGACCATAACCGATGTTGGCCCGTCTTCCGGTTTAAACACTCCGAGCACAATGCACGCCGTGGCGTCGTTCACGGTCTTTTCCGACGTGGCGCAATCGTAAGACTGAATAATATAAGTAAACTTCGGGAATGCGCGCTCCGGCGGCCACAACTTAAACCAGTGCCGCTTGATAAGACCCGAGTCTTCGGGGTCAAGCAATACAGCGTTAATTTCCTGGTCACCCAGAGAGGTACCTTCGTACTGCAAAATCTGATTTTTGAAAGTAGGCGCTAAGTTAGCCAGATTGTCATACGTCGTTGCGGACACATAACAAACGTCCTGCCCGTCACGTTCGACCAAGTCAAAGATCAGCGGCTTCGGTCGCGGTGTGGTAGTGCATAGTATCTTAGGCGTCCGACCAAGCCGCATGCCGAACTGTATTTGGTTCCATGCCTCGTCCAGTTGCTCCCACGCTGCCAGCTCGTCACACCACCCGCCGTGAAACTGCGGTCCGCGATAGCGCTCAGGTTCCGATGCAGGGATGCCCTTAATCAGCGAGCCGTTGATGAGCGTGATTTCGTTCGTGGTGACCGTGAAGTTCGTTATGAGCTCCTGTGGGCATACGGACAAAATGCCCGAGTCGCCCTTAAAGCACACGTCTCGCAAATCGGCTGCCGTAGGCGCGGCCACTAGCCAGCGCGTGCCTGGGTGCGTGAACGCTTGCCACCACAACCACTCCGCTGCTGCTCGCGTCTTCCCTGCGCCCCGTCCGGCTAGGAGCAAGTAGATCATCCAGTCAAAGTCAGTCTCTAGCTCTGGTATCTGGTAGCCGTGGGCTTGGTCAAGCCACTCAGTACGCTTCTGGTGTGCTATGCGGTATGGGGTGGGAAGCCGTGTAAAATTCTCTAAAAATTTTTGGGAGGCTGAGGCATCCCCTCCTACAGATCTGCGCAGCTTGGGTGGGGGGTGGTGGTGGTCTCTGCTCATCATGCCTCAGGCGTCCTCTCTGCCGCTCTCAATGGTGCGAAGAGCCGAGAGGCGCAGAGCCTCTCCTCGTACCTCCTCGTACCTCAAGATCGCCAGCGACGGAGGAGCCCCGAGCAGGGCAGTCGACAGACCCAGCACGTGGGGCACCACGTCAGGCCACCTTGCGAAGCTTGGCAGACTTCTCTTGCAGGAGCAGTGCCTCAATGCGGCGCAGCATCTCAACGTGGGTTTCGTCGTCGCCGTCGTCCGTCGTCACAACCTCCGTCACGCTAGGCAACTTGCGGTGCACGAGCTCCATTACCGCCTTTGCTGCGTTAATGCGGTCCGCCGTGCGCTCGGTCGGGCTGCGATAAATCCGCGTCAGGGTCTCGACGGGCGTAGCCCCCGTCGCTTGAACCCACTCGATAACGGCAGCGATATCTTCGCCGACCGGAGGAGTTGGGATGGCGAGCTGTCGGGCTTCAAGCTCCAGCTCCGCTTTCCGATCACACACCGCGTTGTGGTACTGCGCGTACAGAGCTTGACGCTGCATGAACTGGAGGTAATCTTCGTCCTCCTCCATAATCGGCGCGGGGTGCTTGGCAGCGAGCCATCCGGCTGCTTCCTCCGCGGTCATGGTCTTAGGGTTCAGGTCGTACATGTGCGAATCTCCTTCGAGAGTCAAATGAGCTCTATTATAACGCTAAGTTATATCGTCCGCGGTGCGTGCCCTACTCATAACTTTTCGTTATATCATTCTGAGGCGCCGAGCTTTGATATAACGATCCGTTATATGCCAAAAACTAGCAATGGTGCTAGCAATGGTGTTAGGGATGTGTTAGGGATGCTAGCCTTAGTCGGAAAAGGGTTATTCCAGTGTTAGGGTTAACCCGCCCCCCCATTGCTAGTCACCCTAATGGGCACCCTAATGGTGCTCCCTAGCATCTTGCTAACTTACCCCCTCGGGGAGCGGTTCTTTTTTGTTAGGAAACTAGGGTGACTTTTGAAATTTACATTAGGAGAAAAAGAGAAGAGAAATAGGTAAAAAGGAAGGGGTGAAGCTCTCCTCTGCCGTTTTTTAGTTATTTAGCTCAGACGTCCGTAATTTCACCCTAGTCTCCCTAAATCCCTTATATAACTGAAACTTATGACGCCGCAACTCTTTAAGCCTCCAATCTTTCCTAAAACGTCCTCTATCGTCCTAACCACCGCCGCAGCCATAACCGCCTTGGCAATCCGAGATCCCCACCCGCTCTTACCTTGCCTTCTAAAACGTTCTATAACCCCCTAACCCCTTGCACCCACCCTAACCCCCACCCACAACCCCTCCTCACCTGCTCACCCCTCATAGCCCTAGCCTATCACATCATTTAAACGTAATTAAAAAATACAATGGCTATTTAACCCCTTTTTATTAACGAACCCGTCAAAACCCCTTATAATTTAGTCATAGGCTAAACGGTCTATATAACTTGTAACTAACCCCTAAGGAGCCCTCGCCATGTTGAAACTAGGAACTGAAACTGGATCGTTAGTCAACCCCTTGTATAGCCGACCCGCACGCCACGAGCCAGCGCCCTTCGTGGGCCAAGGCGCAACTATCCTGTCTTGGACTGACCGTCAAGCGGCCACCGTAGTCGCGGTGCGTGAGCTGGCCGGTGCGCGTTGGTCTTTTGAAATCGAGGTGGCCGACGATGTAACCCGCGTTGTGAGCGGTAGCGTGCACGACGGCAGCGCTGTATTTGAAACCACGCCTAACCCTGACGGCCCACGCACGCTGTACCGCAAGACGCGCGCCACCGGCGAGTGGGTCAAGGGGTACCGCAACCCAAGCACTGACCGCTTTAACACCGCAGGCGCACGCGGTGGCCTTGTGCTTGGACGCCGTGACCACTATTATGACCCTTCGTTTTAAGGAACCCCACGCCATGACATTTCAAGACTTGCTACTTAGCTTAACGCTCGATCAGGCCCAGCGATGGGCTGACGAAACGGACAAATGGGTTTACGTCGATGACTACATCCTCGCCCCGAACAACTTCCGCGCTAACGACAAGACCGTTGACGCCGTTGAACATCGCTTTCACGCGGTGCTCAGCGCTGAATTTGACCGCTTGATGATTGAACACACTGGAGCCCCACTATGATGCCGTTTCACTTTTTTGCCACCAACGTCCACACGTGGGCGCTCACTAACGACGACCGCGACTTGCACGCGCTGATGAAGTTCATGGACAAGCAAGGCGACTTGTACTCCCTGTGGTACGTGCCCTTGCCTCACAGCGCTATTTATGAAATCACGGCCAATCAACCTGTGGTCAAAGACGCTGTGTACTTAGGCCACTACCTTAAAGGAAAACGTTCATGAAAACCACTCGCGTTGAACACAAGGCGTTCCCGTCCGTGGCCGAAGCCGTGTCCCATTATTACAAGCAAGGCTACGTGACGTGCAGCTGGGCGGGGGATGATCGCTTTATGCGCAAGCCAGTTGACGCTGACGCGCAAGCGTTTTTCGAGGTCAAGATAACGCACGCAGGGTTACTTGACGTGAACGCGAGCGTGGTTTACTTGGAACACGCATGATAGGCGGGGGCTATCGCCCCCTGCTAAATTTATTAAAAATACAATTAGCCGGCACGCTTATTAACACTTATAATTTTAACCAGGCCACTAAAGCGGTCTGCATAACTTTCTAACTTAACGCAACTCTGAGGAGCTAACATGACTTTTAAGACACACAACGACGCAGCTATCCGTATTGACGGCACCGGCCTCATGGCTCAAATCACGTGCAGTTACAATACCCTTGTCGCCTTGTTCGGCGAACCCACCGAAGCTGACGGCTATAAAAGCGACGCTGAATGGGCTGTTCAGTTTGATGACGGCACCGTTGCCACCATCTACAACTGGAAAAACGGCTTCAACTATTGCGGTCCTGACCATGGCACCCCCGTGGCCGAAATTACAGAATGGAACGTGGGCGGGCGCAATATCAAAGCCTACCATCACGTTTTCGACACCGTCAAATCACTGCGCGGTGCCTAACATGTACACCCCCATCGAACTTGACATCGAGTGGCGCTATGAGCGCGTCACCGTCCATTTCTACTATACCCCTAGCGAGCCAGCCACGCGTGACGAGCCAGGCGACCCAGGCGGCATCGATATTGACAAGGTGTTTTACAAAGGCGTCGAGGTCAGCCCTATTCTAAGGGAACGCGACTTGGAAGAAATTATCGAACTCTTGTACGAGGTGATTGACAATGATAAAGACTATTTTGATTGAATTGATTGAAGCCGCAGTAATAGCGGCACTTATTGGCGGTCCCGCCGTTTATTACCTTTTGTTTACCCTTAAACCCTAACCCCTGAAGGAGTGCATCCCAATGACTATTTTTACATCGTTCTTTGAAAATTTCGGCGCTTTCACCCGTCGTGACTACGTCGCGCTGGAGGCCATGAAAGCCATGGTCAGTTCGTTAAGTGAGGGCGAAACCCTAAACACCGACAGCACGGCTGTGTGGGCATACGAAATGGCCGACGCTATGGCTCGCGCTTCACGCGGTGAAATCACCTTTGACGACGACCAAGAGGAAATCGAGTATGACTGACAAAGCAATGATTGAGTATTTTTGGGGAGCGGCAAAACGCAACCCGAAGCACGATATCAATTGGGACGATCCAACGGTCATCAGGTTCGCTGAATCGATAGCCAAGTATGAGCGACATCAATGTGCAAAGTTTCTACAAAAAACCATAAACCCTTTGAAACCCGAATACATCGATCAGATAAAGGAGGGCATTTGGAATGACTGAGCCCGCAATTTATACCCGCTGGTTCAACACCGGCTTGCCAGTGCGCGAGGGCGTCTACCAGCGTCAATACAAGTACGAGGGTCAAACCGTAGTTCGGTACTGCTATTGGGACGGTCGCCGTTTCGGTTGGGCTGAGCATTCCGCTAAGGATGCCGCCGCACGAACTAACATTGTACCCAGCCCGAGCCAGGACAAGCCGTGGCGTGGGTTGACTGAGCACGGCTATAAGGAGGCGTCAAATGCTCAAGCGTGATATACTTAGAGATTTGCGTGAAATTAACGCCGCACTACTCGCGACGTGTTCAGGGCTTCGTGACCCGAATCGGCTTCGCGTGGCTGCGGGCGACTTTATTATTGAATACCTTGAGGAAGCGCTACCCCCTGACCCGCCTGAAGACGAGGAGGAAACTGAAGATGCATGACTGGACACCAGAGATGGACGAAGCGTTTAACGAGATTGAGAAGCAATCCAACCTCGGCAAGCAGATCCTCAAGAAGATCGAGCGAGATTGGCGAAAGAACGCCAGCGCATACGAGCGTGGCTTTATTGATGGTATGCAAAAGCAAATGCAATCAAGCGT